GCCGAAACGATGGATGACTTCGATGCTGCAGTGAACATGCTAGCCCAGACGGTCCCAACGGCGGAGGCTTTGCAAGATGATGAATTACTGCTATACATAGACAGCAAACATAGGATACGACATGGCAACGATATATTTAACATTCTCCGCAGGCGAGCAAGTTCGTGGTGGTCTAGCTGGTTTGGTCACTAAAGGCGATTACGCTCGTTCCGAAGCAGTCACATCATCCGGCACAACAGCACAAGGCACACTCACTGCCAAAGCTGGCGAGACATTCGTAAAGGTGCAAAGCCCAGATCAGGCTATCGCAGTTGTGGCAGGGTCAAACCCAACAGCGACACTTGCGGCGGGAATTGTCGTTACGTCAGGCGGGTTCGAGTATGTCTCCGTAAAGCCGGGCGACAAGATTGCAGTGATTGATATCTAAGCATGGCTGGCAAGCTAACCCCAAAGCAGGAAGCGTTTGCCGATGGCATAGCGGCAGGGCTGTCACAGTCTGATGCATATAGGGCCGCTTATGATGCGGAAAACATGAAGCCAAAGCAGATCTGGGAGGAAGCTAGCAAGCTAGCAGCAAACCCAAAGGTCTCACAAAGGCTATTCGTGCTGCATGAGAAGGCCCAAGAGCGCACACTTGTGACGATTGAAAGCATATCCCGCGAACTGGATGAAGCCCGTGAAATGGCGCGAGAGGCTAAGAACTCTGCGGCGTTTACTGGCGCCGTTATGGGTAAGGCGAAGGTCAACGGGTTGCTGATAGACAAGGTGGACGCCAAGCAGGCGTTTGTTGTTTCGTTCAGTGGTGACGATAAGGACATCTAAATGTCGTTTCAACTGACTGACAGGCAGAAAGAAGTCAGGTCCGTATTCGCTACAGCAGCGCGTTACATTCTGGTTTACGGCGGTTCGCGTTCTGGCAAGACATTCCTCACATGCTATGCGATTATTACGCGGGCTCTAAAGGCGCCGGGTTCACGGCACGCTATCTTTCGGAATGACGGCGTTGACGCAAAGCAATCGATAGGCAACGAGACAATCCCTGCGGTCATTGCGCTGGCGTTCCCCGGCTTGCAGATCAAGTGGAATGAGAAAGACGGCTATTACCAATTCCCCAACGGTTCACAGATTTGGCTTGCTGGTCTGAAAGACAAGGAGCGTCTGGATAAGGTTCTGGGTAAGGAATACGTCACCATCTACTTAAACGAGGCCAGTCAGATTGCGTTGAATGCGTTTGAACTGGTCAAGTCGCGCTTGGCGCAGGTTGTGAAGCAGGTAGACGGCAGGAAGCTAAAGCAGGTTATCTATGTGGATCTGAACCCGACAACCGCTGCGCATTGGACCTACCAGATATTCGTTCAGGGTGTGCATCCTGCTGACGGTCTGCCTATCCCCGACCACCAAGAAGATTACGCGCACACGACGATTAACCCAGCGGACAACATCGGCAACCTGTCTGCGGAATACATCAAGAGCCTTGCGAACATGCCAGAACGGCAGCGCAGGCGCTTCTATGACGGCGTATTCTCTGCTGATGATGACAACGCACTATGGCGGCGCGGGTATATCCGATATGAAGATCCACCTAACTTAGAGCGCATCGTGGTGGCGATTGACCCAGCGGTAACGAACAATCCGGGCAGCGATGAAACTGGCATTGTGGTTGTCGGGCGTGATGCTTCCGGGCGGGGCTATGCGCTTGAGGATGACAGCGGTCGGTTTAGGCCGGAGGATTGGGCTCGTCGGGCTGTTTCCTTGTTTGACCAGTACGAGGCTGACTGTATCGTAGCCGAGGTGAACCAAGGCGGCGACATGGTTGAGGCCATGATTAAGGCTGCTGCACGCGGTCGGGTTATTCCTGTTCGCAAGGTGACGGCGACACGCGGCAAACACGTCAGGGCAGAGCCTATCGCGGCGCTATACGAGCAGGGCAAGGTGCGTCACGCGAAGCAGCTGCCGACGCTAGAGGATCAGATGTGCGCGTTTGTCCTAGATATGGACCGCAAGACGCAAGGCTACTCACCTGACCGCGTTGACGCGCTGGTTTGGGGCATGACTGACCTGTTCCCTGCAATGGTAGGCAAGAGGAAACCACAAGAGGCTAGGATGATTGCAACGGCTATGCCTATGGCTAGGTAGCAGAACATTGCATGAACTTCGCAAATGGTGTAAGGTTTGATCGATAACGCAAGGCGGGGCGCACAGTGGCACGAATGACCAAAGAACAAAAACTGCAAGGCGTGTTCCAGAATGCGCTGACGCAGTTTGATTCTATCCAATCCGCAATGCGCGATGAACGTCAGCAGTGTCTTGAGGATCGGCGCTTTGCCACCATCGCCGGGGCGCAATGGGAAGGCGCGTTAGGAGAACAATTCGAGAACAAGCCGAAGTTCGAGGTGAACAAGATCCACCTTTCGGTCATGCGTATCATCAACGAATACCGCAACAACCGCATCACGGTGGATTTCCTAAGCAAAGACGGCGAAGAAAACGACAGCCTAGCGGATACATGCGACGGTCTATACCGCGCTGACGAGCAATACAGCGTTGCAGATGAAGCCTATGACAATGCGTTTGAGGAAGCTGCCACAGGTGGCTTTGGCGCTTGGCGTCTACGCACAGTCTATGAGGATGAATACGACGATGAAGCTGACGAACAGCGCATCCTGATTGAGCCTATCTATGACGCAGACACCACGGTGTTCTTTGATCTTGACGCCAAGCGACAGGACAAGAGCGATGCGAAGTGTTGCTATGTGCTGACCCCTTACACTGCGGAAGCGTATGAGGACGAATACGGCGATGACCCGACATCATGGCCCAAGGAAATCAGCGAACAGGAATTTGACTGGTCAACGCCTGATGCTGTCTATGTGGCTGAATACTACAAGGTTGAGGAAACGACCGAGACAATTCGTATCTTCCAGACGTTAGGCGGCAAAGAGGAACGGTATGCACCAGCAGACTTTGAAGAAGATGAGGAACTTGAAACCTATCTGGCGTCTGTTGGGTCAAAAGAGGTGCGCCAGAAAAAGGAAAAGCGCCGCAAAGTCCACAAGTACCTGATGAGTGGCGGCGGCATCCTAGAGGATTGCGGCTATATCGCTGGCGATCAGATCCCGATCGTGTGCGTTTACGGCAAGCGTTGGTTCGTGGACAACATCGAGCGTTGCATGGGGCATGTGCGCTTGGCTAAGGACGCGCAGCGGTTGAAGAACATGCAGCTTTCTAAGCTGGGCGAGATTAGCGCCCTGACGCCGATTGAAAAGCCTATCTTTATGCCGGAGCAGGTTGCCGGGCATGAATTGATGTGGTCCGAAGATAACCTAAAGAACTATCCCTATCTGCTGGTAAACCCGATCACCGACGCCAACGGTCAGGAAATGCCAGCGGGCGCGATCGGCTACACCAAGCCGCCGCAGGTCCCGCAAGCTATGGCCGCGCTGTTGCAGATTACAGAGCAGGATATGCAGGACATCCTGGGCAAGCAAGAATCGGGCGAGGAAATGGTTTCCAACGTCAGCGGCAAGGCCATTGAAATGATCCAATCGCGGCTGGACATGCAGTCGTTCATCTACATGAGCAACATGGCGAAGGCTGTGAAGCGCAGCGGTGAAATCTGGTTGTCTATGGCGCGTGATGTTCTTGTTGAGCCGGGCCGCAAAATGAAGGCGATGGGTGTACAGGGCGAGATTGAACCCATTGTCCTGTCTACGCCTATTCTGAACCCCGAAACAGGCGAGATTGAATACGAGAATGACCTAAGCCGCGCAAAGTTTGATGTGGCTGTTGATGTAGGGCCATCCTCATCGTCCAAGCGGGCCGCTACAGTGCGTTCCCTTGTCGGCATGATCCAGATTAGCCAAGACCCGTCGGACAGGGCTGTGCTGACTGCTATGGCTATGATGAACATGGAAGGCGAGGGCATTGGCGACGTGCGCGACTACTTCCGTGGCAAGCTGGTACAGATGGGCGTGATTAAACCGACCGATGAGGAAGCCGAGGAAATGGCAATGGCTGCGCAGAACCAGCAACCAGACCCACAGGCGCAGTACCTACAGGCAGAGGCCACGAAATCACAGGCGCAGGCTATCAAGGCCGAGGCCGACACAGAATATACATTGGCACGGGCAGAAGAAACCCGCGCTAAGACTATCGATACGCTTTCATCGATTGAGAACAAAGACCGCGAGAGTGCGGTTAAGGCAGCTAAGGACATGCACGAGATTGTCCAAGGTGCCAACGGAATGCGGCAACCGCCCCGCCGCTAGCTTGGGGTGAGATTTAACGAGGTCTTAAATGAACAAAGTGGTAGAAGATGTAACCGACGATGTAGCAGAACTGGACGTTGAGGAGCCGGACGTTGAACTTGATGATGTAGAGGATGAGGCGGTTAAAACCGACGAACCCGAAGCAGAGCAAGCCGACGCAACCGAGGCCGAGGCGGACGAAGATGAAAGCATTGTTGTAAGCATCGCCGGGGAAACGCCATCCCCAGAAGATGAGGAAGCTGAACGCGCACCTGAATGGGTGCGTGACCTACGCAAGCAGCACCGCGAGGAAAAACGTCGCAATCGGGAACTGCAAGAAAAGTTGAACGCTATGTCAGGCGCGGGGCGACCCGCAGAACTTGCCAAAAAGCCAACACTTGAAGCAGCCGACTTTGACACCGAGCGGTTCGAGAAACAACTAGAGGCGTGGTACGAGCAGAAACGTGAACGCGACCAAGTGTTAGCGGCCAGATACGCTGAACAGGAAACTGCGCAGAGAGAATGGACCGGGAAACTTGAAAGCTATCAGACTTCCAAGGCGGGGCTGAAAGTTCGTGATTACGATGACGCAGAAGAGGTTGTCCAAGACAGCCTTACTATCACGCAGCAAGGGATGATCTTGCAGGGGGCAGAAAATCCGGCGTTGCTGGTCTATGCTCTTGGCAAGAACCCGAAGCGTGCGAAGGATTTAGGCGGCATCAAAGACCCCGTAAAGTTTGCCTTTGCGGTAGCAAAATTGGAGACCCAATTGAAAGTATCTAACAAAAAGGCACCGAGCAAGCCGGAGAAGATGATTAGCGGGTCCGCCCGTTCATCTGGCACGGTTGACAACACCCTTGAGCGGCTACGTGCTGACGCGGCAAAGACAGGCGACTTTTCTAAGGTCACTGCCTACAAGCGCCAGAAGCGGGCCTCCTAATAAAATGAATGGAGTTTAGCTATGGCTAACGGTTTTAACAAAGAAGAGCGCGTTGCGTTCGAAGATATTTTGGAGGGGTTCACTGACGCCCTGACAATCTCGCGAAATGTGTCTAAGTACGGCACAGACGGGCAACTGATGGAGCGTTCTAACGACACCATCTGGCGCCCAATGCCCTACATCCTTTCCTCACAGGATCGGACCTTGGGTAGTGCAGTGACAGCGCAGGGAGCCACACAGCTTTCCGTGCCTTCATCGCTTGGCTTCCAAAAGTCTGTTCCTTGGAACATGGACGCCAAAGAACTGCGTGACGCGCTGCAAGAGGGCCGTCTTGGCACTGCTGCTTATCAGCGTCTTGCGTCTGATGTGAACACTGCTGTGCGCGACGTTGCGTCTTTGCAGGGTACACTTGTTTCCGCCATTTCCACGGCGGCTGGCACTTACGATGATGTTGCTACTTGCGAAAGCATTATGAACGAGCAGGGCATCATGGAGGGCGACCGCTACATGGCGCTGTCCACACGTGACTACAACGGTATGGCTGGCGACTTGGCTGGCCGTGCGAACATGCAGACAGGTAAAACTGCAACTGCATACGAGCGTTCGTTCATTGGTCCCGTGTCTGGTTTCCAGACATACAAGATGGACACAGGCAAGCGCATC